CCCATAAAAGACTACTTTGTGTGTTCGATCCTTTATCGAATCCTTTTTGAGTTCCAGCTAATGAAATATCGGTGCATGGGAATGAATAAGTCCACAAGTCTGCGCTAGGCAATTCTTTAATTTCTCTAATGTCACCTAAGTTATTAACTTTCCCATGTAATAGTTCATATGCTCTTGAAGCATATTTATCGTTTTCAGATATTGCTACTACCTCATGCTTTATTCCTATTTCTTTAAGTGACTCGGTTTGAGATCCAACACCTGCAAATAACTCAATTACTTTTAACATCTCTACACCTATTTCTTCTTTGGTGGTTTTTTTCGTAAGTTATTTGTTTCTTCATACTCATTAACCCATTCCTCCTCACCATTCTCTATTCTTCTAGCCATCAATTCTATTTCAGCTTTCTTTTCATTAAAATCAATACCAAACTTTGTAATAAGTAAATACTTAATTGCTGCAATATCTGGTAGTGATTGTTTCTTAAACTTAGTTATTCTCTTCTTTTGTCCAGTCTTTGTTTCTTCAATGACTGTTTGAGTTTCTTCATACTCAAAGCCAACTGCTCGCTTATACATTGCATCTATTAAATTGTTTTTTAACTCTTCATCACCAAACTCAAATGCATCGTCTAATCTTTGATGAGTTTTTCTTAATTTAATAAGTGTTTTCTCAGTTATACCTAAAAACTCAGCTACCTCTTTTTGGGTTGCTCTTTTTGAGACCATTTCTGCTATGGCTTTTAATTTAGTTTCTAGATGTCCAGATTTTTCCCAACGTTCATAAGTGTCAAGCATTTTTCCTTTCATATTTATCTCTCCAACTGCCACTAATATCGACAAAAAAATTGTAATAGTTAACCAGTTAGAATACTACAAGTATCTCTGCAAAAACAAAAAAAGAACTCATTGCAGAATTCTTTAATAGTTTCTAGGCTGGTCTTATAGCCAGTATTCCATAGTTTTATTTTAAGCAATAACTATCTCTTGACGGCTTTGCTCATTTTAATAATATCATGCCCTTGACAATATCACAAGTGCTCAAGGGTGCTCACAACTGCTCATCGGTGTTCAACTTTTCAGGAACCTTGATTTCAGCTATCGCAAGGTCATGCCAGCGTCTAATTGTTGCTTTTGAATAAAACATTTTATCAGCTATATCCTGCCAATTTAGCCAATCAATGTATCTGTAAATTAACAATCTTTCATATTCAGGATTTTTAAGTGCTGATATGCAATCTAATATTTCATTTTTGATTATTTCAAGATTTTTTGTTAATACATCAATCTCATCTTCTACTTCCATTGCTTTGTGAATCCACTTAACAAATGGAGCTTCAAGATTTCTTGTCCCAGATACTCTTATCTGGTCAAAGTTGCATCCAGGAACATTAAATGACAAGCGGTCATATTCATCATGTAAAGCCTGAAGTTTTTTGATTTTCTTCTCTGCTTCATGGTATCTACTTAAATATTCTCTTTTGTCCATTTACAGTTCCTCCTTAAATTTATCTAATACTTCAATTTCAATTGCTATGCCAGTTGGTTCATCTGACCATAGCTTTTCAACATGCTCAACTACTACCTGAGCATCATCATTCCAAAATCCTACCTCTGTCATACAGTCTTTTAGCATCTTCTGTAAATTATCTGTATCAGGTTTCGTTACTCGCCATTCATAATGTTTATGTCTTTTTCCTTTTGGGAATTGCCATATTACTTTTAATTCAATTGGACCAACAAGTGGTGTTTTTGGTTTAAAAGGTTTAAGGTGAGTAATGAGTGTCTTCCTTGCTTGTTTTAATTTTTCTGATTTATAAAAAACAGGCTTATTATTTACTATCGCTACTTTATTCATTTGAGCTGTCACAGTTGGTGGATCTAATAATAAAAATATTTTCATTACTTCCTCCTTTTTAGAATTTTTTGATTTTTAGATTTGAATAAAGGCAAGGGCTGACGTTGATGCATTTGTTTGGGATAGGGCAGGCTCAAAAGCCCTATCCTACAAACGATGCGTCAGCGAGTTGTGAACGAACAACATATATATAAGGCCTTTATTCACTTTGCGAATATAGGGTAATTTCCCTATCTTCTTCGTTTTGCGAATATAGCTAAATTTCCCCTTTATTCGTTTTTTGAATTGTTGTTTTTCTGTATATATTTCCTTTTGAAATTAAGTAATCATCTTCAAATTCAGCTACTCTTTTTTGTATTGTTCTTACACCAATTCCTAAATAATTCGCCAATTCATCCGTCGTACAGTATTCTTCTCCAGCTAAACAAATATCAAATGCTGTATCAAATTCTTCTTTTCTAGATTCCGGAGTTTGTTTTCTTTTTCCGCTTTTATCTAAATTTGCTCTTGGGTCACCAGAAGCAAAATGCTTACTTAATATTCCTTTTTCATCCACATAATGTATTGGATAATCAAACCAAAAGTTAACTGGTTTTATATTAGCGAATTCTCTCAAGCTACTTTCAAGTCTCCAGGCTGTTGCACGAGGATTATCTAAGTATTGTTGTCTAAATTCATCTTCAAGTTCTAATTCAATCATGTCTAATTGTGCATCAGGATCTCTTGCGAACACTCCTGAACCTGATGCTCTATCCATTGCTCTTTTAAAACCTTGAGCTCCTTTAGAATGATGATGACAATATATTGTTGTTGCACCTGTTTCATTACAAATCCTATCGAATTGATTTGAGAATGCTCCCATATCTGATGCATTATTCTCATCACCAGTTATAACTTTATAAATAGGGTCAATAATAATTGCATCATAGCCTTGACCTTCTACTTTTCTTACAATTTTTGGTACAAGTTTATCAAGTGGCATTGCTTTACCTCTAAGAGTCCATATCTCTATATCTCTTTTGTGCTTAGGTTTTATTTTTAAAGCCTTATAAATTTCATCAAATCTATCTATAAAACTTGCATTATCGATTTCTAAGTTAATATAAAGGACTCTTGATTTCTTGCATTTAAAACCTAGCCATTCTATTCCTTCCGACAAAGATACCGCTAATTCCATAAGTAAAAAGCTTTTACCCGCTTTTGATGAGCCAGATATAAGCATCTTATGACCAACTCTGACAATTCCCTTTATTAATTCATCAGGGACTTTGGGCTTGTTATTTAATGCATCTTCTAAGTTCATGCTATCTGGTAATTCATCAAGCACTCCTTCAGTAAAATCCATCCATTCGTTCCAGTTCTTTCTTCCAATGTTTGTATCAACTAAAGTTTGCATTACACCGTTTCTTGTTACACCTGGCATTCTAGATAATCTTGAAGGATTACGATTTGCTTTATCAACTTTTAGTCCGTTTTTCTCTAAAAAATCATATAAGTACTCTACTCTTTTACGATATTCTGTTGCATTTGGTGCATCTACTCTTACAATTGCGTGTAAACTCTTCTTACCGCTATGAACTAAACATGCGATAGGAAGTTCAAACTTACGATAAAAAGCATCTTGTTCAGATACTGGCATTTCATCTGATTCAACCAAAGCGTATGACCATCTTGTAATGTTTTCATTTTTTACTCCGCTACCATCAACCGGATTAAATCTAATCCAAGCACCACATTCATCTTTATAATCACCAAGTGTTGCACCGATGTCCTCTGGGTACTTTTTAAGTGAAGTAATTAATTCTTTTGCAGTTCTATCATGATAACCTCTACCTGGCATCCATGCGCCTTCTGGATTTTGCCAAACATCGCTTGTTACATAACTTACTAATTCATCATCTTTGTATAGAATTTGAAGATAAGTTATTAATTGTTCAGTTGGGCTTAGGGAACTTTCTGGTTCATATATCATTCCATCGCCATCATATTCAATCGTGTCATTCCAGTCCATAACACCGCCATTTACTTGTGTGATGGGAACCCAGCCATTGTCTTTTGCCATTTTAATGATTGTTCCACCAGATACAGGATCAGAGGAGCCAGAAAAGCTCCTCCACTTTCTTTCACATTCGCCTTTTTTATACCTAGTATCATTTTGGCTCCATTCATCCCATACTGAACAATCATATCCTTCAGCTTTAAGTGCCATACCAACACTAATCCATTCATCATACGAAAGTTGTGACACATCTATTTGTTTTAAAGCCTCTAATAAATTGCTCATCTAATTTCCTCCTAAGGTTGATAACTATAAGGATCTACTCCTCTTGGAGTTTTCCATCCGTTTTCTGCTAATCTTGATATCATTCGGCTTGCATCATCAAAGTCCCAAAGTCCTACATGAGCAAAGCCATATTTTTCTAATGTTCTTATTTGTTTTGGAGTTGTTAATCCTTCGTTTTGTCTATTAATTAATTTATCAATAAGCATGCTTGCCATTCCTGAACAAGTTACAACTGATGAGTCAATTCCCACTCTTTCTAAATACTTAGCTTGTCTTTCACTAACTGGTCCCATCTCCCAAGCAAACGTTGGTTCATAGTCTGCTAAATCAATATCAGAAATTGAAAATGCATATTGAATAGGATCTACTAATTTTTGTTTTCTTCTACGCATTGCAGCAAGCTCTCTTGCGAGTGCCTCTTCACGTTCTTTAATAATATCGTTTTGAGATTCAACTTCTGCAGCAAGTAAATCGATACCACTTTCTTTATCCATCATTTTCTTATCAATGCGTTTCGCAAGTTCAGCATCTTTAGAAATAAGTGCAGATGGTCTACATAAATCGTGTCGTTCGGTCATCCATAGAAAATCAAGTAATAGTAATTCTTTCTTACCTTCAAATGGTCTCATTCCACGTCCTACCATTTGTTGATATAAACTTCTTATTTTTGTTGGTCTAAGAATTACAATACAATCAACACTAGGACAGTCCCATCCTTCAGTAAGTAACATTGAGTTACATAAAACATCGTATTCACCAGCTTCAAAGTCAGCTAATATTTCGTCTCTATCTTTACTTTCGCCATTTACTTCAGCTGCTTTTAACCCATGTAGATTTAATAATTCACAGAACTTTTGTGAAGTTTTTATAAGAGGTAAGAACACTACTGTTTTTCTACCTTTTGCATACTTAAGCATCTCAAGTGCAATTTGATTTAAATATGGATCTAATGCTGTACCAATTTGTCCTACAGCATAGTCACCATTTGACATTCCTACTTCATGAATATCTAATTCAAGCGGAATCATCTGTGCTTTAATTGTACTTAAATAACCATCTTTAATTGCTTGATGCATTGAGTATTCATAAGCTTTAGAATCAAAGAACTTTCCTAGATTCTTTTGGTCAGCTCTATCTGGTGTTGCAGTAACTCCTAGAACTTTTGCACTATCAAAATAATTTAATACTCTTTGATATGTGTCACTCATTGCATGATGAACCTCGTCCACAACTATCGTCTTAAAATAATCTCTTGTATAAGCCGTTAACCGCTTTTCTTGTGATAGTGTTTGAACTGATGCAATAGTAACTTTTTTAGGTGAGCCAACGGCTGTTGACTCAGCCTTTTCCAAGGCTGAATCTAAACCGCTCACGTTTTTTAATTTGTCTGCTGCTTGATCTAATAACTCACCACGATGTGCTATTATTAAAGCTTTGTCTCCAGTCTTAGTTTCTTCTTCTACAACTTTTGAAAACACTACGGTTTTTCCAGTTCCAGTAGGAAGGACTAAAATAGTCTTTTTGTTT